TTCCAAACTTATTAGGCAATGGAATAAGAAACATATTTCGAATAGTAGAATTATCAGCAAGTGTTAATTTCTCGCCATCTTCCCCAATATCTCTTTCATATGGCTCACCTCGCATAAGAGCTGTTGTAAATTCACTAAATACGTCTTGTGAAATAGCTTTATTTTTACTGTAATCAGCTTGCTTTGCTTCATATTGTAAATAATAATCGACTAATTCATCTTCTGAAGGAAGAAATCCTTCACCTACTGGAACATAAGTTCTTATATATCTACCACCTTTTTTCTCTAATGTTACTCCTGTTCCACCCATAAATGTTCTCATAATAACTCTATCATCTGATAAAGAATCAAGATCACCAAAATCAAAATCTATTCTTTTCTTAAAATATACATCATCTGCTTCTCGATCTGTCATCCCAGAAGGATTAAAAGAAAAAAATGTAGTTTGAACTTTATCTTTATTAAAAATAAAAGCATCGTCTAAATCATTAAATTGTTCATATCCTGGTTTCATTTTTTGAGTTTCAAAATCAAAAACTTGCTCCATATAATATTTATCAAATTGTTTATTAACTAAGTGTTCTATTGATTGTGTAAAAGCAACAGCAACTTCTGGTTGTGAAAATATTTGATTCAAAGAAAAAATACTTTTATGTGGATTTACAGTATTAAAACCATCATAAACAATTCCATCAGAACCAGTATTTATTTCAACGTAATCTTTAATCATTGTTTTCAAACTATCTTTATCAAATTTAGTTCCAACCATTAACATATATTCTGTAACGTTTCTAAAATCTTGTATTAAACTTGGGTATTCTTCAATAAGTGATTCATCAATAATTTCATTAATTTGCTGTAATGGACTTTGATTACCATCTACTTTAAACCCAGTAAACTTAGCTGCTCTATTTAATTTATCTAAAAAAGGACTATCATCTTTAATGTCAAAGGTATTCATTAATTCAAATGCTTCTGTAAAAGATGTTATAGCTTTACCAGTTCCTTCTACTAATTTTCCATTTACATAATCAGGAATAGGTGAAGTAAGACCTAACTTAAGTAAACTATTAACTGCATAAAGTTTTTCATTAAAAAGTTTTGTACCTGGAACATTCTTTAAAACATTTCTTACAACTGGAGTTTTATCATTAGGTCGATAAGTTATATGTTGTTGTGCAATACTAGCTAATACATAAGCAGTTTCAGACATATTATTACTTTTAATTGCAGCTATTAATTGATTTGGTACAGTACCTTTATCTAAAAGTTGTCCAAATAAATCCATTACTTTTTGATTTTCAAATACTGTTGGATCATTAATCCAAGCTGCAAAAGGTTGCGCATTTTCATCTTCGCTTAAAACTGAACTTTCATATGTTGTTTGCATAAGATCACCGGCTGCATTGCGATAATCTTCTGTACTTCCATCAAAAACTTGGCCATTGTTTTGAGTTAAATTGTTTACTATTTTAATTTTCTTAAGTTCAGTACTGGTAGGTGAAGTAACCCAATTTTTTGTTCTTTGATTGTATGCACCTGTTATAGATTGAGTTGAAACACCAGCACTTGATAGTTCCTCAATAGTCTCAAAAAGATTTTTAAAGTTAGGACTAGCTTCTTTTAATGCTTCGTAAGCATTTTTATCATCATCTGATGTAGGCTGTTGCCCAGGTAATGAATAATAAGCATTGTTAATTAAATCGCCTCCACCAAGTTCAACAAACCTTATTTCTTCTTCATCACTGAACCTACCAAAAGCACTTGCTAAATATCTATCTGTTTGTGCAATTCTTATGTTTGTTTTAACACGATTTATTACTGATGGATTAGAAGCCAAATATGGAAACTGAGAAGAAATTTCTGCAAATGCAGTTTCTGATTGACTTATAAGAAAATCACCTAAGTCATCATCCGTAGCTGGATCGAATAAAGGTAAACTAAATACAAATTGTTGAGCAGATGATACAATAGGATTAGCATTTTCAACTGCACGATTAGATTGCTCTGACTCAAAAGCATTTTCTGCAGATTGTATTCTTGTTTTAACTCCATTAGCTATAGAGTTAATACTATTTAATTGTTGATTATCTAATGAAGCTCTTGCGTTTAATAGTTCTTTTTTTTCTTTGTTAGAAAACCCATTTAATAAAGATGGGTTATTAGTAAGAAGAAATGTTTGAACATTAGATAATAGGTTTTTATCTTTTGTTTTTCCAATAATATTTTTAAATGTGTTGTAACCATCCATAGAAGATAGCTCAAACATTAATGCTTCTTTTGAATTTTTAGGAATTAATCCTAACGATTGAACATTATCAGTTAATTCAACAAGTTGTTTTTTTAGTAATGCTTTTGTATTTGGATCAGTTGTTGCATTATAAGCTTGTAATAATTGTGATCTTTCTAATGAAAAATAACTTTTAGTATCTGATAAATGTTTACTTTCTAAATAAGATAATATACTTGGCTCAGTAGCAGCAATAGTATTCCCACCAACTTCTTTTATAAATTCTGCATATTGACCACTAGAGTTCTGATGCATTTCAGACAAGTATGTTTTCATACTTGATCTATAGTTAGCTAAATAGTTTCCGCTTCTTTTATGCTTTTGAGAAAATTCTTTTGATTTAATACGGATTTCATTTTCAATACTGGAAAAAAATCTTTTATCCACCATATCACGAAATGCTTTACTTCGTGTAATACCCCATGTTTTTGGAATACTAAGTGCTACAGGCTTACCAGTATTTTCATCTAATGTTGTAATTTCGTTTATATTTAAATCTTTACCAGCATCAAGTCCTTCTTGTTGAGCAATTTCATCAGCTCTTTTAAAGAAAGCATTTGAAGCATTGTTTGCTGCACTTGATATTTGATTTAATGAATTACTTACATCTGTACCAGAAGTAGTATTAATTCCAATATTACCACTAAATACTTTAGTTTTTTCTCTAACAACTCTAGCCATTAAGCAGTCCTAGCAGTATTTAATCCAGCGTTTATTATCGTTGAGAAAGCAGTAATGCTTCCAGCTCTTTCAGCATAATCACCAGATCTTCTTAAGTTACTTGCATGAGTATCATACTGCAAACTTCTAATTAGTGATGTGTTTGCTATTCTTGTTATATCTTCAAAAGCTATATCTTCATTATAATCGAAAAAAGCTTTTGTTGATTGGTCATTTGCATCTCTACCAGCATACGCAAAGAAAGCTTCATTAATTGATTTTGCCTCAGCGTAATCACGAAGTCTGTTATTTTGTTGTTGTTGAGCTTGAATTTGAGATTGTCTTTTTTCTATTTCAGCGTTTTGTGCTTCTTCATATCTTAATCTTCTTTGCTCTTGTCCAGCTTGATAACTTGCACTTGCACTTGAGAAAGCTGAAAATATACCTAATGCTATAAATAATGGATTCATTATATTTGTACCTCTGCTATTATACTATTAATCTGTGCTGGTAGAGGGGCAGATTGTGTAACTGTAATTTGTGGATCACGGCTATAACCAAGCAATCTAAACTCTTTTTTGCCAGTAACTGCTGTTCTAGATAAACTAAAATCATCATTAACGTTTCTTATTTCTAGTTTTCTAGTATTAACTGATATAGACAATGTATTATTTAAATCTAATATAACTCTTCCTAAACCTCTAAGCATACCTGTTGTTGGACCACTTGCAGTAATAATATCTAATGGATTTGTTTTTAAATTAATATCAAACTTAAATCCTATTTCTACAGAAGAAAGACCAGATTGAACTGCAGATACATCTATATTACCACTAGCAACAGTAAACTGTCCTAAATAGTCATTCCCACTGATAACGTCTAAAACTGCACCATTATCAAATTGACTAGAAACAGAGAACACACTATTTGATCCAGAGTAAACTCTTGCCATATCAAGGTTTAATGTATCGTCTATTTCCATAAGTACATATTTTTCTGTACCACCATCACCACCTTTATTGTATTGACCTACAACAAAAACTCTTTCATCAACAGTGCATATAGATTTAAACTTACCAGAATTGCCAGTAACAAACTGTGTCCATCCAGCTCTTTTTTCTGCACGATTAGAATTAAATACAGCAATAGTTCCATCTTGATTTACTAAGAATATATATGATTCTGGTCTTTGTATTGCAGCTTGCAATGTTGTCATTTGAACTGGAGTATCAATTAAATGTGATGATAATGTAGATACTCCATTAGCAATATATGCTGCTTCAGAGTCTGAGAATATAAATTCTCTAACCACAGTACCTGATCTTTGAACATACAAAGTAGCACCATCAAAAACAAATGGCTTTACAGTACTAGCTCCATAAGGAGTTTGTCTACGGATCATAGCATTAGTAGGAGTCACAGGAGTATTTTCAAAAGCAGGGACAATAAACTCTGAGCTTTCTGTAAATACTTGCAAATCTCTATTTGAAACTAAATGTTTAATACTATCAAGCTGACCAACACTAGAAGATAATTGTATTGATTGATTATCTAAAGCAGTGCCAGCATTAAAATTAAAAAACTCTCCAGACTGAGAACCCCATAATCCATCTGGTTGTGCAAGCGTACCACCAAACCACAATCGACCTTCATGGAAAACAACTGCTGCTGGAAATCCTCTTACATCAGAATAAGATTGTTCTTCAAAGTCTGCTGTTTCTGCACTTGTTGTTACCTTTGGCGCACCACCTCCATCACCAGATGCATTAGCAGTAGCACTACCACCAGCAGTAATTGTAAAAGTATTTTCATCAATAATAGATTGAACTTCAAAAGTACCATTTAAATTACCTGTTGTTAATCCATTTACAGCATCAGCTTCAGAAATAACAATACTATCACCAGTACCACTTCCTCCATCAGAAAGGTTATGCAAAATCATAGTAACCTCAACAGTGCCAGAACCACTAATTGTTCTAAAAGCATTAATGCTTAACTTCACAAACAAAGTATCCATTACTGTACCAGTAGCTTGTGATCCAGATTGCACAGAATCTATTTGTATTTCTTGGCCTCTATATCTAAAGGTAGTATCTACGTGTTTAGAATTTGGATAATTAGAACCAGATAATGAACCTGTTGTATCAAAATAATTAAATGAAGTATACTTAACAGCATTTGCATTTGTTGTTAAAGGTTGTGATCCACTTGATGAGTGAGCAGTATTAACTCTAAATATCTGATTTAACCCTGTGTCTTTAACTAAATCACCAACAGAATAAGAAGTTGATGCAGCCCAATTAGTTACTGTACCTGATGGTTTAACAGTTAAGGTAACTGAACCAGTTGTCCCACTTGGAGTCATTGTAACTCCAGGGGATTGAAAACTATAATATGGTTGAAAGATTTGCTTGTTATCAGATCGTTGGTCAAAAGAAAACTTAGATAACTCAAATGTAACTAATCCAGTTCTTACTAATTTATAAGGCATGAAAGTATGATGTGCCATAAACAATACATCACCAGATTGTGCATAAGTAATATTTTTAACGATTGCTGTTGTAAAGATACTAGATAAAGAAGCTCCATCAACATCTGCTGTTAATGCTTGGATACGTGTTATTGCTCCAGTAGATACACTTCCACTAGCATCAAAATCTAAAATAAAAACTTCAACTAAACCTTCTGATAAAGCAACAATGTATCTTTCATCATCACTAAATATAAATGGAATGATTCTAATTTTCTGATCAGTCCCGGAAACAGTTTGAGTAAATTCATAAACGTGTTTCATGCCTGATCGTTTTATTAAACCACCTTCTGCTCTTAATAAAAAGTTAGTTACCTTTTGTGCAGAGTTAGTATAAACAGCAATATCAGTTCTACCAATTAAAGAGGGACTAATTTCCCCATATTGAAAATTAGTAAATGGTATTCGCACCGTTTGCATTAGCTTCTCCTAGCAGTTAAAAACCTACTTGTTTCAAGCTTTCTTGTTGTCTGCTGTTGTGAATCTGTACTTCTTGCTTTTGCCATTGCTGCATCTGCTCTTTGCGTCATTAAAGATGCTAATGCAGAATCCCTAGCAATAGATGTAGCTAGTATAACTGCTAGTGAAAACTCAACGGCTATTGTGAAGTAGGAGGGAAAATCTTCTTCACTTGCACGAAAAGTATAATCAGCTATAACAGTGTCAGTAGATGCTGTATCAGCATAAACTTTATTGCCATAAAGCTGATAGTCTACAAGATTATCACTAACAGTTATAGCGTGCAACATAATGAGATCGCTTGGCAGTTGATATGCTAAGTCGTATCTACCAGTAGGTGCGTCTGATAATTGATTTAAAACTTTTTGATTTGTTGCAAATCTCCATCTTGTATTCACTAATGCAGATTGAACAATATCTTCATACAGATTAACACAAACTAATGCTTCTGTAGTTCCATCATCAAAAGAACTAATAGGTTCTGCTCCAATAAGTATTAATGCTCTACTTGAAATATCTAAAGCAGTATCTGCTGATGAAGGTGTTAATGCCATATATAGTTATGGGGGAGCATAACTCCCCCATCTCCTTTTTTAATCGCCATCTGTTTCTACGATAACTGTGCCATCAGACACATCTACCACAGAGCCGGTATTTGATAGTACATTAACCTGATGAGTTGTCGGTGAGTTAGTATCTTTTACATAGATAATATCACGAATCTTCAACATGTTTGCTGCACTATTAAAGTATCCAGCAGTATTTACAGTTCCGATAGCATCTGCCGTATTATAAGTCCAGATGTTACCATTTGAATCTCCAGCCATTCTGGACAATCCACTTGCTGCATAAGCCATTAATCAACCTCCTATTAATTATTATCTAAGACTTCATAGATACCGTTGTCATCAATAACAACTGCACCCATGCTCATCATAGATGTGGTTAAATGTGCTGCTCTTTCAGCAACATAGTTTAATTCGGTTGAAACATCAGCACCAACACCAAGTCCAACAGATGAAGTATGGTAGGCTATATTTTTACCAGCAGTTATTGCTGATGTAGAAAAGATATTAAAACCTAAAAAGTTTTTCATAGTCATTCCACCAGCATAAGGTAAATTCTGATCACCAACAAAATCTGAACTTGCAAACTCAGTAATTAAAAATAAGTCTGCAAAACCTTTTGGATGCATAGCTAAGTATCTTCCACCATCTTCTGGAATATTAGCAGTACCCATAGTTTCAAACAATGAAAGTAAATCAGCTTTTTCAATAGCACTACTTGTGTCATGAATCTGTGTACTGTTAGCACCAGCATCCATAGCCGTGTAGAGTATTTCATCTGTTTTACGACCAAGAGCAGCAGCAGCACTTTTTGCTACAGCTTGTCTTTCGTCTATGTTAGTCTTCAACTCATCCAACTTGTCAATATACTCTGATGCATAGAAATCAGACATTGTAGCTTCAACAGTTGTATGAGCTAGTTCCATTGGAGTAACAAGTCCATTCCTAGACTTTGTACTCGCTGAGCCTGTACCAATTTTCTGAAAACGAACTACGCTACCAGATACATTGGAAACAGTTCTAACTGTGTTTCTTAGCTTTGATCCCATTCTTTGATAAGCTAAGTGTACCTCAGATTCAAACTGTTTTATAAAGGCTGTAGATATTGTGTTTGCCATTTTGCAACACTCCCTTATAAAGTTTCACCATTGTTACAAAGTTATCTGAGTAGATCACCTCATAGCAATTATCCTTTATAGGGTTGCTCAGTGCATTACAGGCTTCGATACTTCATTATAAATAATATTTTTTTCTAAATTGCAACGAAAAAATTCAACAAACTCATAATCATTTATAATATGTGTGTCTCCAAACATAAAGCCATTCATCTCTAACCACTTAATAGTCATAGTATTTTCTACTGGAATTATATTATGTAATCTAAAATACTTGCCTTGAAGTAAATCAAACATCCAAGAAGAATGTTTAGCTATCATCCGTTTACATTTAGTTATATTCTTAGAAGATAGCATCCATATTCTTGCAAAATCTTCTCTATAAGACTCCATTGTTCCAATCATTGAAACAGGTTCATTATCATGCACAAGAGTATAAGTTAAAGAGGTAGAAGAAGTGAATGGAAAAATTAAAGCATATCTTGGTTTTATCTCAAGTCTTTCTAATTCAATCAAATCTTGAGTTCTTAACTTATCAGCAAGATAATCAACATGATCTAATGTGGTTTTAACTAATTTAGTTTTACCATCTTGTTTAATCAGGGAAGAGTTTTGCATAAGATTCGTTTACTTGCCTCACTAAATTTGGATCTCTCTTTGCTGGATTATGGTATCTCTCATCATCCATCATTTGCTTAATCATATCTTCATCTAGCTTATTATTTGATTCAGATTGCAATGATTGATTACCTTTTAATGTTTCCATAATCATTTCCATTGCTTCAATACCTTCAGATGTTTCTGCTAATCTTACAACTGCTGGCATTAAATTCTCAGGAAAAAACTTATTAGCCCATAGTTCTGCAGCTTGTATTCTTTCTTGTCCATTATCCCCAAGCTTTTGTATTTCATCATCAGCTGACTTTTGTTCACCTAGATATTCATTCTTAAATATTTCAATACCTTCACTAAATTCATCTTGACTTAAACCATTATCCCAAGAAAACTTAGACCACCAACCTAATAACTTATTGTCAGCACCTAATGCTTCATCAATAGTTTCTGGTAATTCATATTCATCTGCGGTTTTTGGTCTATTTTCAAATGCTTTTTCTTGTAGCTCTGCATCCCATGCTGATCGTAAATCTTCTTCCTTTTGATGAAATTTCTTTTCTAAATTTGAATAAGATTCAGCAAATGCCTCTGGTGATTTAAATTTTTCTGGCAACCATTCTGGTCTTACTTCCTGATCTTCAGCCGTAACAAAATCTTTTTCTTCTGTTACTTCTGTTTCTTCTGTTGCTTCAGTAGTTTTTATTAAAGATTCTTCAGACATTTGTTTTTACCTTTTCTCCATGATTCATTCTTCTACTTATTAAACCTACAATATATCTTTGACCTTCCATATGACGTAGCTCTCCATCCGATATGTTTGGGCCAGCTACTGCTTCAATGGTAATACTTCTAAGATACTTTAAAGTTTCTTTTCCTGATGGTGATTTGAATGTAGCAAGAACATTACTGCTTATTATATTATCTTCTTCTTGTGGTCTTTGTAATCCATCTACCCCAATCTTTCTACTGTTCGACAAGTTGCTCTCCTCCTTGTTGTTGTTGTTGCATTGATTGCATTTGTTGTGCTTGTTGCATCAAACGTATAAGTTCTTGTCTTTCACTTGCATCTCTAATTAAACTATCAGGTACATTAAACTTTTTAGCTAAGTGACTAGCTACTTCTTCACCACTTACTAGTAAGTTCATAACTTCTGGTCCAAAGCTTTGTTGTACTAACTGCATCCATTGAGCAGTATTATTTATATCTTGTCTTGCTTGTCCCTGGCTAAGTGGAGATACAGAACGAACCTTAACTTGCCTACCATTAACAGTTGGTATTTCAATACGACCTTGTTTCTTTAGAATATAAATAACTCTTTGTAATACTGGTTGTACCAACTCAGACTGCAATCGACCAAATGCAGAACCTATTTGCCTAGATAAGTCAGCCATACGTTCTGCTATTTCTGTAGCTGTAGCTGGAGTTTTATTAGGATCACCAAGCATTTCATTAAACAATGCTTTCTTAATATTCATTCGCATATCAGATAAAATAAACTGACTAACATCAAAACTTCCAGCAGCCCTAATTGGTTGTAATCCAGCTGAGTTAGGAGCTTTAGGAATAACAGTACCGGGAACTAAATTAATTGTATCGGGATTAATAATACCATCATCATCTAACTGATAGATTCCAGATATAGCCATCTGTGCATTTTCTAATACAAGACGTACTGTTAGGTTAGTTGTTTTAATTGCACTCAATGCGTTCATTAATGGACCACGACCATAAATCTCGCCACTACACTTAGACCAACGAAAACAAATAAATGGATTAGAACCAACACCTTTAAAAGAATCTGATTTAATTATCTTCTTATCTGTTAATTCAACTATATAAGATAAATAAGCATCTTCATTTATTTTAGAATAATCCTTACAAACAATTTCTAATATACTTGTTTTTACATCAGGACTATTAAGAATCATATTCTGGCATTTAGCATCAAATACACCATCAGGATATAAAATAGGTAAATCAGAATATCTTACTTTTCTTTCCCGAAAGATATGATCTACTTTATCATCTGGGCCAGTATCCAAAACAACATGAGGTAAAGGGACTGCAGAGAAATTAATTGGATATACTGCATTACCTTCAGCTACATGGAGAACACCAGTACCGACTGCCAAATCCATAAACGACTCATGAACTTCTTGAGCAAAGTTTGAGTTCTGCAATACCTCAAATACATAATCAGTGACTTCATCAAGATCATTATTTACTTCTTCTCTTTGTTCTTTAGGAACTTCTGAACCAGCAACAAAGTCAGCCCAACGTGCAAAGTTAGGAACAAGACCAGCTTGTAACCTTGATGCAAACTCTTGCACACCAACCACCGCTGTTTCATCAAATATCTTTTCATCTCTACGTTGACCTATAGACTCTGTATAGAAGGATTCTCTTTGAGGCATAGAATATTCATAACATTCTTCAAACAAAGGAATGAAACTTTCCCTATGAGTTTTAGCTTTTTCATATTTACTAATATAATTTTTTGCTATTTCTTCATGCATGGTAACTACCTATATTTAGAGTAAAAGCCAATTCCACCACCTTGACCTGTAAATAAAGAACCTCTCCCACTTCTTCTTCTTCTTCTTAAAACTGTTCCTTCTGCTCTTTTAGCAATAGTTTTATCTTGCATTGTACTACTTTGCTCTGTTGCAGACTGTGTAGAAGCTTGACTTGAAACCAAAGGTTTGTTTGCAGCAACACTTGATTCTATTGCAGACTCTTTCATTTGTGTTGTTTCAGCATCAGCTTTTGCTTTATCTGCTTCTTGTTGCTCTTTTATACTTGGATCAATTTCAGCAGCTTGAGAACTACCACCACCAGCAAAACACATTATAACCTCCTACATTCTCGCCCAGAAATTTGAACGCTTGATCGTTGTCTTTCTAAAAATATCGTAGTCTCTTTTAGCATTAAACGAAGAAAGGGGTTTTTGTCCAGAAATTAATTGCCTACCCTCTCCAGCACCAAGCATTAAATATTGTAATGCATCATGAATATGTGAATACATATTCTTTTCTGGCTTGTCATCAAATCGTTCTCCAGAAACTTGCATACGTCTATAACAATATCCACCTTGAAAACCTTTTATTAAAGATGGACACCTTCTATCAATTAAAAATGCTGGTTGCCCATCTGCCATTTTATTTAACTGAGAGGAAACGGACTCCAATCTTAAATCAACACTATTAGATGGGGCAGGGGTTGCTCTTAATCCAGCACCACGCAATATTTGAAATGGAGTTGATTCATCTGTTTGCGCTCTAAAATCCCCAGCTGGATCACCATAAATATTTACATCCAATCCAGAAAAACGAGTTGCTATCTCTTGCCTAAGTAATTCAGCAAAACGAACTATACCCATATCAATCGCTACAATCTCTGATTGTATTAACCATCTTCCTCTTACCTTCTGACCAAAGACTGCTGCTGGGGTTAATCCAAAATCAATACCAACATACAAAGGAACACCAATAGCAATAGGTATTTCTTCTGAGGCTATATGTGTTTCACTAACAAACTGTGGATATACTGGCTTACCTTCTTGTATAGAACCAAGCCGATTCATAACATATACATCTATCCAGCTTTTAGTCTTACCTCTAATTAAATTATCATAATATGTTGCCAACACATTACTTTTATTCTCAGCTTTTTTATTATTAGTATAATTATTAACATCACCTTTTTCATCTAGCTTTTCTAGCATAGCAGAAGGTTGAACATAGAAAGACCAGTTGTCAGGTTTAATTAACATACGAGCTTGCTCTTTAGGAATATGATCTGGGATAGGTACTTCTCCAGCCATAATAGGCCACCAGTGATCTTCCTCTGGAGCATTGGTATCTGCTATAACACCAGACCAACTTGGGCCACCCTCTCTCATAGAAGGGTATCGACCAACACGCATAGTACACGCATCAATAATACTCTTAGGAACTTCTCTTGCTTCATTAATCCATATGCCAGTTAATTCCAAAGAAAGAAGTTTCTTTACATCCTCTGGCCTATCTAAAGCTAAGAATAAAACCTCAATATCTAAATCACCTTTTTGTATATGATGAGTGTATGGTACAGACCAATGAAACTTTCCCCAGGTATTTTCTGGAAACCAATCTAACCAAGTCTTAATAGTTGTTGTTCTTAACTGTGGATTAGTATTTCTTATAATAGCCCAACGGCTTTTACGCACTCCATCTTTATTCTTCTTTTGCTCAAGACTTCTACGAAAAACCTCAACACAACAAGCAACAGATTTACCAGAACCTACCGGCCCTCGAATCCCACGAAAGAAACTCATTCCTTTCATAAAAGTTTTTAATATATCACCATCAGGTTTAAAAACAAACTCAGTCACTATAGCTCATCTATCTTAAAGTCTTTGCCAGTTTTTAAATGTTTTTCAATTACCTCTGGAAGAATTGTAGCAATCACCTTATCAGCCTCATAGTCTGTGCAAAACTGTTTAGGATGATGTTGCAAATGCACAGTCTTAACAACGTGCCTTAGTATTCTACGTTCTTCCTGATTTAGCTTGTGAAGAAAACTCATTTCTTTTTTCTGGTACGCTTACTACGTTCACTACGTGCAGGTGGTTTTGGAGTTGGCTTTGGTGCTTCAACTTTCTTAGAAGGCAACCAAAAAAATATTATTCTAAATAACATACTCATGTTCTATACTTCCTAACTTTCTTAGCTATACTCTTAGGTTGTTTTACAAACTGTTTCCCAGCTTTATTTCCTTTTGCCTTTGCTCTGTTTGTTGCCGCTTTCTCTGACGCACTTAATGATTCCCAAGCTTTATCTGGTAAGTATCTTTTCTTTCCCTTAGAAGGAGAACCATCAGATGTCCTCCACTTTTGCTTTCCCCAATTAAATAATGATTTCTGTGGTGCTTTCATTAAAACATTCCCTCAGAAGGATAACTCTTATTTCCAGTTACAACCTCTGCTTTATCTGATGGAGAAACACGAATAGTATAATCAACAGCTTTCTTATGATCCCAGCCAACACTTCTTCCCCAATTATATACAGACATCTGGTCATCATCAAAACCTAAGTTCCTTATCTTAATAGCATCCTCTGCTAATCCAGCAAACTCTGTGCCAAGCTTTGGAAAGTTAGTAACAATCCTCGCTTTAACTTCTTCTGGAGTAAGCTTCACTTATATCCCCCACCTTTAGCCTTATACATTCTAGCTAACATCTGTGCTTTTCTCGCTGACCATTGACCAGGATTACCACCCTTACCACCAGCTTTAATCCTATTGAATAAACTCTTTCTCATAGAAGGCTTGGTATAATTACCAGCTGCATTAACTGCCATTACGCTTTATTCCTTTTACTAATTGCTCTTGCCTTGGCTCTAGCATCACTCTTAGAACTAGCACCCCAAGCCTTTAAACTAAGAAGAAGTCTGGTTGGCTCTCCCTTAGAATCTCTCTCTGGACCTTTCATGTTACCCATCCTTGCTAAGAAAGATGCACGACGAGGATTATCCCCACTCTTTACTGGAGGCTTAAGAGTTCCTTTCTTGTAACTCGCTCTGCCTTTAGCGTTCAATCCACCCTTGGGATTCTTTCCTTCTTTTCTAGTCCAAGCTGGCGA